CTATGCCTTCATTGATTTGGGTATAGCGGTATCACTTTGCAGTTTTTTGCTATCCTCAGGCTTGGTCAAGTCGAGCAGCCGTGTTGTAAGCAGTTCGTTCTGCCGGGTTAGTCGGTCGATGATGGCATGAAGTTTTTTTATTTCCTTGTCTGCATCCGCAGCCTTGGAAACCTGGCCCATTACAAAGAAGTTTGCATCATACTTGCCATCAAAAGCCTTGATGATGTCCTCAAGGACATCAACCCTTAGATTTCTCTCCTTGCCAATAACGCTCCTTATCGTGTTGTCCGGGCGATGGCATTTTCTTGCCAAAGAGGACACGGTATGCCCTTCTTGTTCCATAGCATACTTAATTCTCTGATTAACAGTCTCCAATTCTTCCATTTTTACTCTAATTAAAAAAAATAAATCACGCAACAATTAAAAATAATCACGCTTTTATTTGCGTAATTAAAATAATTGTGCGAAATTTGCACCGTATTAAAATATTCGCATGGCGAAAATACAATAATTATTCGATATAACAATGCAAAAACAAGAGAAAATGACATTCAATGAGTTTATGAAATCTTTGCCCAACGAAAGGCAGGATGCCATCCTTAAGTTGAAGGATGAGTGCCGTGTCACACTGTCAACTGTTTACCGCTGGGTAAACGGCTCTTCAATTCCCGACAAACTGAAGCGCAAGGTCATAGCCGATACGCTTGGCAAGCCGGAAAAGGAATTGTTCCCCGGAGAGGACTAAGGTCATGGGTAAGTATGACGGCCCGCCTAACGAATGTATCATTTGTAAAGATGGCAGAAACTGCATCAATGGCCGTTGGTGTACGAAGTTGAGAACCTACGTAGAACATTTAAAAACCAAAAAATGCAATGAAAACTAAAGACATGGAACCACAAATCAAGCAGCTTGGATTAAAGATGCTTGAAGAGAAGCTGGAGCATAATGAAGTCCATTACTTCATCTGCTCACGTAACACCTGCGAAGATGGCGACTTCACCCAAGGAGAGCTTGTCGTTTTTGACAAGGACGGTAAAGCCTATGTCAGTGGCTCTGCCGAATGGGAGACAGACGGGAGCTTCACGGTCGACTGGCGAGCGTTCCCACCTACAGATGTCAGTGCGTTAATGATTAACGGCTACCCTCTCGTGCGCTATGAAGATTACGACCTAAAGCAGAAATAGCCATGTATGTCGATAAGGACTCAAGAGGGAAATACAGCCTCCAAGACATGACTTTGGATGACATCCGGGATTTGCTTTCGGCAATTGAAGATTCCGATGCTGGAATATATAATCCGAGGTTCATCCAGTTAATTAACGAAATGTATTACATTACAAAAAATCCAAGCCTATGAACGTTTTTGAACGAGTAATCGTTGCCGCAGAGATTACAGGAACAGGTGAGACACCACACGGCTACATCGACGATATTTACGTGTTTTGCCATAAGACCTATTATTCGGTGCGTTATGACAAGCCGGATGCCAATGGCTATCTTGGCACTGTCACCACCAATGTGGGGATGCTGCGCAAGGAGCCAAGAAAATGATTGAATAAAGAGGAAAATTAATGAATGAATAGCAAACTGAAAGATTTCACGCAGAAGGTAAAGAATGCCTTGGACATAGTTGACGTTATCGGCGAATATATCACGTTGAAGAAAGCCGGAGTCAACTATAAAGGCATTTGCCCCTTCCATAACGACCACAATCCGTCGATGGTCGTTAGCAAGGCAAAGCAGACTTATCACTGCTTTGTGTGTGGCGCGCACGGAGATGTTATTGAATTTGTCAAGCAGCATGAGAACCTCACTTTCATGGAGGCTCTCCGTGTCTGCGCCAAGAAAGCCGGACTTGAGGATGAATTTCCCAAAAAGGAATTCACCTCGGAAGAAGAGAATGCTTACAAGGTAAAGGAAGCGCAACTCATAGCCATCGATGCAGCGGCCAAGTTCTACCAAAATAATATCGAACAGGCGGCAAGCTTTCTGAAAGCCCGTGGTTATGGTGACATTCACGAGAAGGTGCTGGCTGACTTTGGTGTCGGCTATGCACCAAGTGGCAATGTTGCCTTTCGCTGGCTTACAGAGCATGGTTACTCCATCGACCGCCTGAAAGAGGTCAACGTTTTAGCGATGGGTGATAACGGAACCTATTACGACCGTTTCCGTGACCGTGTCATGTTTCCGTTCTACAATCTCCAAGGCAAGGTAATCGGCTTTTCGGGACGCATCGCCACATCTGAAAAGCGTAACGACAAATATGTAAACACCGCCGACACTCCTATCTTTGTAAAGGGCAAGAATCTCTTTGGCTTATACCAGGCAAGAAAGTCCATCGGCAAGCAAGGCTTCGCCTACCTTGTAGAAGGGCAGTTCGATGTCATGTCGCTTCATCGATACGGAGTGGAAAATGTCATTGGCGGCAGCGGAACCGCTTTCACTTCAGACCAGGTTAACCTCATTCTGCGCTTCACGCAGAATGTGGTGATGATTTATGATGCCGACCTGGCAGGTGTTCATGCAGCGTTAAAGAACTGCGAACTGCTGCTTAAAGCAGGAGCCAATGTCAAGTGCATCCGGCTTCCTAAAGGCACCGACCCCGACGAGTTCGCAAGGCTTCACGCAAACGACACAGGAGACAAGCTTAAGGAGATGACCGAGGCATTTCCTTATGCATTAAGGAGGATGCTTATACCGAGAGGCTGCAAGGACGCACAGTTAATCAGCGACGGCATCAACAAGATATGTTCACTCGTAGCATGTGTTGGCGATGCTGGCTTGCGACTGGAGTACATCAAGAACATGGCCACAGACTTCAAGACGAAGATGACCATCCTTGAGACTAAGGTACGGGAGGTTCGCAACAATATCTCAGACGAACTGAAAAGCGCGTCGATGCAACCGGGGCTGTATGGCCTTGACACATTTAAGGAAAACTTGGAAGATGACCAGCCGGGCATTCTGACTTCAGTCTTGCAGGAGTTCCTCGACCAGTACGGTGACACTGCCATTATTTTCGTTGCCGGAGTTCCTGACAACACAGCGATTTTATCCCTCCGCAGCACTTACAATTATTTCGTTACCTCCGATGAAGGTTGCCGCGTCAACAAGGACGGCAGCGAGAGCGACTATCTCAAGGCTCTTGCCGAAATGTATAAGAATGGCATCTCCAAGATTTCTGTCATCTCCGGCGAAAAGGAAGAATCATTCATCGACTTCTATATCCGCTTGCATGGAGAGGTGCTTGGCGGCGATTTTATGGGCGACAAAGTACCGCTCATTTCACGCTGCGTGGAACTTACCAGTTATGCCGATGACCAGGTAGTAACCATCAATCGAAGCCGTTATTGCAGCTTGCTCCACCTTACCAAAGGACAGTTCGATGATGTCCGCAAGCCTTACGTGCAGCAGCGCAAGTCTGTCTTGAAGGTTACCAACCAAAGTGACAACCTTGGGGATGACGACTTCGACTCTGACACTCCGCCATCTTATGTCATGGACAACGAGGAGTACCGAACGATGTGGAAATTGTACGGCTTCTTTCCGAGACTGAATAAGAAGGGCGAGCCGGTGTGCTATATGTTCCGCAACAAGAACGGCAACGGACTGAGCCAAGTCGGAGACTTCTACATGACACCGCTGCTCCATATCTTCAGCGACGACTTCGAGCAGAACAAGCGAGTGCTGCGCATCAACCGCAGGTTCTACGAGACACCCATTTATATAGAGGTCGTTTCAAAAGCCTTGCTGAAGATGTCGAGCATAGAGGAAGTGCTTATCAACTACGAGGCCGTGAACTTCTCCAACGGCGAGGAATGGGAGTGGAAGAAAATCAAGGAGTGGATGAGTCGCAATTATGTTCTCTGCTCTGAGATACAGGTCTACGGCAACCAGCAGTTGGAAGGCACAAGCCGACGTGAGGACGAGCAGTTCTTCGCCTTCAGCAACGGCATCTGTCACATGATAGGCGATGAAATGAAGTTTGAGCCAATCAACGAGATGGGTGTCGTGACCCACAACAAGAAGAACTACTACCTTCCTGCCTTCTCCACCATCTACGCTGGCAGCGGACGCAAGAGCGACAAATACGAGACCGTCTCACAACTTGTCTACCGCCCGGTACCGAAAGAAAAGCAGGTAAGCTTTGAGACCTGGGCCGACCTTATGAACCGCGTCTATAAAATCAATGATAACGGCAAGTGGGCGTTGATATTCTCCATTATGTGCGCCTTCCGTTCAAACATCCACTGTATCGACCGCCTTTTCACGGCTCCATTCTTCATGGGGCCGATGTCAAGCGGTAAGACTCAGATTGCCGTCAGCATCCGCAGCCTATTCATCAATCCCCATGAGAGCGTGTTCAACCTTAACCTTGGTACTGACGCTGCCATGATTTCCCTCATGAGTACGTTTCGTGATGTCCCGGTGGTGCTTGACGAATATAACAACAACGACATTTCGCCGACAAAGTTCCAAGCTTTGAAGTCCATCGTCTACGACGGCGACAGCAAGCAGAAACGCAAGGCGAACAGCAGCCGTGAGATTGAGAGCGACAAAGTGTTCGCCCCGGTCATCATCTGCGGCCAGGAGACACCGCAACGGGACGACAACGCGCTGATGAGCCGCGTCATCATCTGCGAAGTGCCGAAGCCAAAGAACCGCACCCAAGAGGAAGTGCGGCTTTTCGAGAGGCTGAAAGAAATAGAGGATCCGAACAAAGTGGGCCTCTCCAATGTGCTTCTGAAGGTGCTTTCACTGCGTCCCATGGTAATGGACCACTTCCGCCAGTTGAAGCAGGAAGCCTACGAGGAACTTAAGCAGAATGTCATCAACAGCGGCGAGATGGACAGACTTATGAAAACCGTCTCGCTGTTCCTTGGCATGGTGAAGCTCATTGAGCGTTACAGCGACCTTAAGCTTCCGTTCACCTATGATGAGTTTTTCAAGATAGCCAAGGCGAAGATTGACTTCCAGTTGTCTCTCATCCGCTCTACCGACAAGCTCGCCATGTTCTTCACCTCTGTCAACAACATGATAGACGTGAAGAAAGTCATCCAAGGCCGCGACTTCCTCATTGAGCAGCCATCCAAGGTTACTGGCAAAGACCCACGGGGCGAAAAGACCACGTTCACCTTCGAACCAGGCAAGAACGTGTTGTTCCTGCGCATGAACACCATTTTCAGCATCTACAACCGCAATGGCTACAACACCGAGAACTCCACCTTCAGCACCCTCGACCAGAACCTGCGCTCCCACCCTTCTTACATCGGCACGGTGAGCAGCCGCCGTTTCGAGTGGGAGGAGACCGTCGAAGAAGCCGATGCCAACGGCAATATGGTCAAGAAGGTGCATAAAAAGCAGAATTCCACGAGCGCGGTCATCCTCGACTACGATGTGTTCCGTGAAATGTACAACATTGACTTCCGGCGCGACAACAGCCAACAGGAAGCCAATGCCGACGATTGGGAAAACGACCCCGACAAACCATTCTAACAGATTTTTATTCATTCATTACCGTCGTTATCGACATTAATTTTCCTCAGACCGTGGCTATTCGTGAGAACAGCCACGGTTTTCTCATTTTATGGCGTAATAATATGCAAAGACACCCCAAAATATGAATTTTCTTTCAAAAGGTCAAAATCTTGACTTTTCGCCGAAAATTTTCAAAAAATTCCGTCCTACAATCCTACATTCCTACAAATCGCCTATTATTATATATTACTTATTAGAATATATATTTAATAATCAAAGGGTTACGTGCTTTTCGCCTTTTCTCTCCATGCTGTAGGATTGTAGGACGCTGTAGGAAACGGTAGGAAATGCCCTAAAACCGCAAAAACTGCAAAATAGGATTCCAATTCCTACAAATAGGATGATTTTGTAGGATTGTAGGACGGAATAATAATATCATATAATAAAATAATTGCGTGATTTATCTTTGTTAATCCATTTATTTTCAGTAACTTTGTAATATTGTTCATAACATTTGTAGGAATGTAGGACAGTAGGAAGCACAAAAACCAAAAAACTTTATGCAAAGAGAAAAAAGGTATCTGAAAAAGGTGGCGCAGGTAAAAATAGAGCCGTATCTTGCTGAGTATATCAATGCAAAGTACGGCCACGACCCTAACACTGGCGGTCTGCGCATCCCGTGTACCACCGACCTCTATCATTGCGTATGGGAAAACATGTCGCGTCGGCGCATCGACCAGCCGGAGCTTTTGGACGGCAACGTACTCATCTCTCTTCCATGCCGCAGCCGTGAGGAGGGTCAGACATGGAAAGACCCTGCCTATTACAACTATCTTTCCCCACGAGGCTCACGAGAGGTTGAGAGTTGCATCCGCCGGATGTTCAACTTCGAGCTTCACCGCGCCCTGCTCGAAAACGAGGAGTTTGGCAAGGAGCGTCGCAACCTTGATGTTATCTACGACTTCATGCGCACCTACCGTCTGAAGAGTATCACCGAGGATGCGCTGCTGAAGAACTATTACCGCTACCGTAACCGCCTGAGGCAGAAAAAAACGCGGAAATACAGAAAATGACATTGTTTTAAGTTTTCTTAATACATATTCAACTACCGTTTTTGTCCTTTTATAGCAAGATTATGAGAGAGTTTACCAGTCTTTTGAAAGTATCCCCCATTGACGGTACATCCCCATTCGAATTTATGGCCGACCATTTTGAATTCACACCGACTGCCTCAGATGAAGAAGGCGGTGTCTCATGGAATTGTGACAAGACTTTTGTCATAGACCTGCCTGAGAAAAAAGCCATGCAATATTTTGCCATTCCAAGAAAGGCAATCATCACGCTTACAGCATCAGACCGTTCCAGTTTCAATATTGGTACGACTGATGTTCCGGCACGTGTCCATATCACCTCTCATTTACAGAAAGCGCAACTTATTGTTGATTGCACCATGCTTACAGACCCTTTGGCTTAGTCTTTTGCACACACCTTATATATAAGTATCTTTGGGCATTAATTCTGTGTTCATGAACGAAATCCAACAATTGCTGATATCCGACCTGCCTCTCCTTATTTCAAGGAGTGGCTACATGCAGCTTATGGTTAGTGCCTTTCCATCGCTGAAAAATATTGTGGCGACGAAAGGTGATGCCGCTGAACCTTTGCGGCTTTCATTCTTTGACTTTCATGAGGAATCCTATTCACAAAAAACCGTTAAGGAACTTGAGAAGATAAAGAAAGCTCTACAGCAAGTTGCAGATACAAAAGAACTGACTGTTACTTGTGATTATTCTTCCGCAGACCTTCCCAACGATTCCATTGCCTACCATCGTATCTTCGGCCTTATCACTGCAAACAGCCATTATCGTTTCTCCACAAAACAGTTCGAGAGCGACCTTCTTGCAGCAGAGGCAAATCCTCAGATAACTTCCCATTTCCTACATATCAACTCGCCCGGTGGAGAGGCTTGGTATCTTGACCGCCTTGGCGAAACAATGTCAAAGTGCGAAAAGCCTATGGTGGTATTATACGAGCAATGTTGCTCAGCAGCTTATCATATCGCTTGCCATGCGACAAAAATGTATGCCAACACAAAATTCGACTTTGTAGGTTGTATTGGCACCATGACTTCTTTTTGGGATTTTGAAGAGTATTACAAGAGCATCGGTTTAAAGAAAGTTGAAGCCAAGGCAACCAACAGCGACTTGAAAAACAAGATGGTCGATGACCTCGTCGATGGCAAGCCGAAGCAGTTTATAGAGAACGTCCTCGACCCTCTCAACGAGGAATTCCTTGCTACGGTACGCTCACAGCGCAAACAACTTGCCGAACTTGATACAGACCATCCGGCACTGCGCGGTGAGACGTATTACACAGACGAAGCTGTCAAGATAGGCCTTGCTGATGGTTGCCGGACTTTCTTTGAAGCTGTCGGTGAATGTGCCGCTCTTGGCCATGAATATTCCGAAACTCAGAAAGCAAAGAATTTTGTTTATAACAGTATCTAATTTAATTCAGGATAATATATGAAGAAAAAGCTCTATCAGGTTCTTGAATTTCTTGGACTTAAGCAGAAGTTCGAGGACAAAAGTCTCTCCAATGAGGAGTTCCAGTCTATTGTTGCTGAATATCAGAAGAAGTACCAGTCAACGCTTCAGGATGATATTGCAGCAGAGAAGGCTGCTGAGAAATCCAAGGCATTGGAGGAAGCAAACCAAAAGTTGCTGAATGAGATTTACGCTGCCATTCCAGCCGAGGCTAAAGAAGGCAAGGATGGCTCTCAGCCACAACAGCAAGGCGATGCCTCCGGCGATGGCATTATAACTGCCATCAACAATCTCAGCAAGCAGTTCAGCGAAATGGCACAGCGTCCGTCTGAAGACAGACCTGCAGCTACTGCATCATCTGCCACAGTTCTTGCCATCAATGGCCCAGGTACCACTACCCAGTACCTTTTTGGCATTGAAGCACCGATGTTCGACATGAAGCATCGTTGGAACATCATCGCTGCTAACCCTCGTGCTGCCCGTTCTATGGCCGACCCCGACGATGAAACCGCACAGGCTTTCTACAAGACCGTGCAGCGTTATGGCCATTCTTTGCAGCAGCGGTATTCCTATTTGCAGGAAAACGGCATGCTCAACCCGAAGTTGCTTGAAACTGGTCAGTTCTCCAACAACTACGAGGGTGTTGAAAATGCCGGAGTTGGCAATCAGTACATCATTCTCCGTCAGGATGCCCTTATTGCCCGTGTACTGAAAAAACGTGACCTTACTCAGTATTTCCCGGTTCGTTATGGCATCCAAGACCGTGACCTCTTGTTCAATGCCTACTTCGGTGAGTTGTCACAGGCTTATCAGAAGGGCGAGATTTACAAGGGCGACATGAAGATTGAAAACGAGATGGGCTACGTCGATGACGCAATGATTAAAATGCAGTTCGGTCCCATGAAGGAACTTGAGCGCATGTATATCGCCTATCTCAACCGCGACGGCTCTGACCCAATCAAGTGGTCGATGATTGAATACTGCATCCTTAATGAACTGGAGACGGCTCAGGTGGAGCAGAACAAGCGTCGTGTCCGTGGTATTTATGTAAAGCCGGAGGAAGGAGTACCGGGTTCTTACCTCAATGCAGGAACTGGCATCATCTACACTCTCCTGCGTTATGTCCATGACTACAGCATCAAGCCCCACGATGATGCTGCATATCGCTCTTACACTTCTGCCAACATGCTTGATGCCGTTCAGGAGTTCATCAGTGATGTTGTCACCTCAATGTCCGAGGATGCAGACATCTCACAACACGTTCTTTATCTCAACGAGCGTCACAAGCCTTGGTGGATTAAGAATATCCGTGAGAAGTATGGCAAAGACCAAGACTTTACAGGGCCAGGTTCTCTTGTCAATAAGGTGCCTGACACTGATGTGCCTATCCGCTGGCTTCCATACCTTGGCAGTCTGCCTCTGATGCTGCTTGACATTCCGGGAAACATTCAGTTCATTGAGTACATCCCCGGTGAGATGCTCGCCGTCAAGATGGAGGAGCAGATGGAGATGGTTCGTGCATGGTCAACATGGAAGGAAGGCTGTGGTGCAGCATTCACTGGCCGTAAGTTCCAGTCTCGCGAGGCTATGGACAAGAACGGCTATGAGTGGCAGCAGATTTTCATGAACCTTCCGGCTGCGAGCATCAAGGATGCCGTAGATGGCAAGAACGGCTTTTGGCAGATTACTGATGCCGATACGACTGCGACTGCACTCACCGACATTGCCAATGCCAAGGCCGGTGTTGCCTACTGCATCGAGATTGGTGACAAGTCAAAGCTCGTTACCATTGCCAAGGAAGGAAAGTTTGCCAACATTACCGAGGCATGGTCTCCGTCTGAGGTCGGCGACTACATCATGGTAATCCTCGACAAAGCCGGGAACTATCGAGAACTGGAGCGTCGTACTGCTGGCAAGCGCACCATCAACGTGGCAGTACAGCCTAACGTTATCGGTGGCAGATAAACTTTTCATACGATAGATATATTAAACAGACGCGGTGGCCGGGTAATACCGCCCGGCCACCATCAAACGGAAAGAAAAAATGAGTAAAGTAAGAAGCAAAATACCAGTGCGCATCATAAAGCGCAATATGGCTAAAGGCAATGCCTATGCCAATAAGAAAGGGCGCCAGATGTTCTTCTGCATTGGTGCCGTTCTGTTCGTGATTTCCCTCATTCAGATGTTCCTCGACCCGTCTTGTGCTATGGGAGCAACAGGAACAGTATCTCTTGCTACCATGGTAGGCCTTGTAAGCATCGATGATGTCAGCGACCGCGACACTCACGGCTCTGCAATTTCCTACATAGTCTATCTCACCCATGTCAACCAGCTTGACCGAACTGTTGCATTCCCACAGCCGGATGAGAATCGTACAGTTGCCGCCCTCACATTGAAGAAGGACGAGAGCATGTTTTATTTCGAGGCTCATGATATTCCGACACTTGTAAGTACCACTGAAAAGGGCGACATAACCACTACAGGAGAGAATAATTTCGTAATTATCATGGGTGGTGACCGTGATGAGATTAAGACGTTCATCGAGCAGTATAGTGGCGGTAAATTTATCATCATCTACAAGCATGTCAAGGAGAGCCAATGGCACATTATCGGTGAACTTGAACGCCCGATGATATTATCCAACACGGAGACCAAGGATGACAAGGACGGACGCTACACTACGTTTACATTCAAGCGCAGTTCTGTAGACTTGCCTTGCCTTTATGCCGGAGACCCAAGTGGCATTACCAATACTTCTACAGCCAAGAGCAGCGCAAAGGCATCAGGTGCTGGCGCATAAAAACCATTGCCACTGCAATTGAGAGATGTGGTGGCATAAGCGGAGTACTCACCAGCCAAAGGAGTTGAAAGCCCCGACACTGGTAGGCTCCGCTTTTCTTTTTGTATAATCAAAAACAAGATACAATGGACAGTAAAGAGAAACTCGATAATTTCCGAAAGCTGAGAAATTCTGCTGATGCCCTCAAGGACATCGCCTTGCTCAAGAGCAAAAATCCGACTCTTGACCGTCTTAATCGATACGAGCGCAATCCGTCGCGTTATGCCGATGAGATTCTTTATGACCTTCTCGACTGTTGTTCGGCAGACAAAATAGTCAGCAATCGTAAAGACGATAAGAAAGAAACCGACAAGCCTAAAAGTGGCAATAAAAATGGCAGTAAAAGCAAAGGCAACAACAAGAACGGCAGCAAGTCAAAAGACAGTCGCAACTATAAGCAAAAGATTTCAAGCAAGCCAAAAGCTGCTGACAAGCCAAAAGAAGCAAAGCCGGATGCGATTACTACGGGAAAAGGAGAGGAAAAGGTAGAAGCGGATGCCAATGAAACACCTTCTTCTGCCGTTCCCGTAAACAACACTACGGAAGATTCAAAAAAAAAGTAGTTCAAAAGGAAGAGGAATATCCCAACATCGCATGGGACAACCTTTCCGACACAGATGTACAGACCGCCACCATTATCTACAACGACCGCGTCAACACTTGGCGCAGGATGAAGCAGCTCGACAAGCAGCTTAGTGAGAAGCCGACACCAGAGGCGGTGGCCATGATGGCCGAGCTTAGGATACGCAATCTCCAAGCGTTTGACGAGCTGCAATCATTTAATGACAAGGGCAAGTTTCTCAATAAACATCCTCTCCTTTTCGGACGCAGTGAGTTTTCCAAGCTTTTGGACTTGCTGCACAAAGACCCTGCGGAGTTTCTGCGAAGGCACAAGAATGTGCTTGACAACATCAAGCGTTACAAAGCATACCTGAAACGTGCCGACCGAAAAGCTCACCGTGAGGAAGACCGAAAGAACCTCTCACGTCATGAGGAACGTGAGAAACTGTTTCAAATGGTTCTTGAACAAAACAATTCTAACAACAAATAAACATGGAAAAGCGAATAGAAGTATTTAATTTGAGCAACCTTCCCGTTGCCCCGCTGGATTCTTTCTTTGAGCTTCAGGAGGACTTCAAGAAAAGCGACCCTGACAAACTGGCGAAGCTACAGATGCTTATTCTCACACGTGGCTTCAAGTATTCATTCAAAGTGTGGCGCGACCCATCCAACGGTCACCTCATGATTATCGATGCGCACCAAAGGAGGAAGGCTCTGCTTGGTTTGCGCAAGTACGGCTACATCATTCCCGATATTCCCTATGAGGAGATACAGGCTGCTGACAAACAGGAAGCCGTAGAGGAGATAGCTGCCTACAACTCAGAGTTTGCTCAGAAGAATCCCGACACCATTCTTTTTCAGAAATACCATATCTCAACCGACCGACTGGAGACATTCAACCTTGGCTTCGAGTTGAAGAAGAATGACTACGATGTTGGCGCAAAGCCTCTTTTTGCCAACGAAGAGGAGAAGGAAGAAATTAAGGAAGATGATGTGCCTATAAACATTCCCGGTACTGGAGATGCCGTCTTTGCCAAGACTGGAGATATATGGCTCCTTGGCGAAAACCGTCTGATGTGTGGTGATTGCCGTAGTAAGAAGGATGTTATTGCCCTTATGGACGGTCGCAAGGCTGACATGATTCTCACAGACCCTCCCTACAATGTCAACTACGAGGGTGGCAACGATGACAAGCTCAAGATAGAGAACGACTCTATGGATAACGATATGTTCCTGCGCTTCCTTCGTTCATGCTTTGAGGTGATGTTTCAAGTGCTTAAGCCCGGTGGTTCTTTCTACATGTTCCATGCTGACAGTGAGGGCGAGAACTTCCGCCGTTCACTACGGGAGAGCGGTTTCAAGATCGCGCAATGTTGCATTTGGGTCAAGAACTCACTTGTCATGGGTCGTCAAGACTACCAGTGGCAGCACGAGCCTTGCCTTTATGGTTGGAAGCCTGGTGCCGCTCATCATTGGAATTCAGACAGAAAGCAGACTACAGTTTGGAACTTCGACAAGCCTACTGCAAACCGAATACATCCTACCATGAAGCCAGTAGCATTGATGGCTTATCCCATCTGCAACTCTTCCTCTCATGGAGATATCGTGGTGGACATGTTCTCAGGCTCCGGCTCGACAATCATGGCTTGCCAGCAAACTGACCGCATCGGCTATGCGATGGAGATTGACCCGAAATATGTGGCAGCGAGTGTGATAAGGTTTACGACTATGTTTCCACAACTTCCAGTACGATTACTGCGTGAAGGCACACTTATGTCTGTTGAAGATACTAAAAAACTCATGGCATGAATGGAAGCAAAGACATAGCTCGTAGGGCATTGGAGAACATGATAACCGATGACTATGTTCAGCAGGTGCGTACCTTTGGCGCATTGGACTATACGCCGGAGCGCATCTGCCGCCTTCTTGGACTAAGCAAGAAGGACAGCGTCTCGCTCACCATGCGCATCGATACACCGGGCGACATCTATAACGATGCCTACCACCAAGGGCGCGCCCTTGGTGAGTATAACATCGACGCAGAACTGGCAAAGAAGGCAGAGACTGGTGACGGAGATGCCATCTCGCTCCTTGAGGAGCGAAAGAACGAGCGCACGGAGAAAGACTTGCGCTTGAAACTGTTTGGAATATGAAAAGTAAGATAGAACGACTTGACAGCATACACCCCGACCTTATTTCGGAGTTCCTTGCCACCGGGCATTGCAACGGCATCCCGGAGGACATCGCCATGTTTCTAAAGCAGTTGCAATGGGCTGCTGAGATATTCGAGTACGAGCGCAACATCACCCGTGCGGCACGTAAGCTGAAGCTGCGTATCAATGCCGAACAACATGTGATGATAGAGGAACGGACATGCATGGCACGAATCTATGAGGCGATAAACTATTTCCAAGTAGACTGCAACGTTCCAATCAAAGTTTGGGAGAGCAACTTCGCCAACAAATATGAGGACTTGGCGAAGCTCTGTGCTTTGCAGCGTGATTACAAGTCGATGAAGGCTTGCTATGACGCTGCGTTGGAATGCCGCCGTCGTTCATCTGAAATCGCCGAGGCCGACCATGACCTTGGTGTTATGTTCATCATCACCCCGGAACTGACACCCGAAGACCTTGGCTTCGAGAAGAAGAGTTTGAAGAAGATTGCCGACAAGCACAACCGTGGCTTCTACTTGCAGCTTATCGACTCGCTGCCTATAGAGAACGTCGAGAAGAAACGCTTGCTGCGTGACAGCGACATTGAGGACGCACAATTTGAGGAGATAACAGATGACAAACAATGAACAAACTATAACCGAATTCCAACATTACTACATGAATTCGGTGCAGATGCTCGCCACCATCATCGACCCCAACATGCTTTATGCAGAATGGGGTCGTGCCACTGGAAAGACAGAGGGTGTCATGGGACCGCGCATCATCCGCGTGATGAACGACATGCCGGGCGAGCTTTCTTTCCTGGTTCACAAAACATACGTCGCCCTTATGACCAACGTGTGGCCGAACATTCAGGCTTATTTCTCACGACCCGTGATGGTCAACGGCAAACAACGCGCCATGCTTGAATACGGCATTGACTACGTTGTCGGCGAGTCGAAACTGCCGAGCCATTTCCGCCGTCCACGTTACCCAATTTCCTACGCTAAACACTCTGTGGTGTTCCGCAACGGCTCCCACCTGCAACTTGTCAGCAGCGACCAGCCGGAGAGCGTAGCCGGACGCAATGCCGTACATGCCTTCATCGAGGAGATGAAGCACAACAGCGGTGAGAAACTGAAATCACGACTGTTCCCATCCCTCCGTGGCGGCCCGGCTGAGATACGCAAGTCGGCATACTACGAGGGTGTGACAGGCGTGAGCGATACTGCACGAGTTGACCTTGGCGAGGATGACTGGTTCGAGGACTATGAGCGCAACATGGACAAAAACCTTATCTCAGAGATTGCCACCGTCTCGCTTGCCGTAAACAGGTCGATGTACAAGCAGTTCGTCTATCAGAAGGAGATGCGCGAGACAAAGAACCCGGTCACTATGGAGAAGATACGGCTGGAGATGGAAAAGCTACAGCACTTTGTAGCGATGTGGAAGCCGCGCCTTGCAGACATGCGTCGCAATGCCGTCTATTATATCCGTGCAAGTTCGTTCTGCAACAAGGACATCCTTGGCCCGAAATTCTTCAAGACACAGCTTGACACCCTCGACATGGATGAGTTCCTGACCTCCATCTGCGGCATCCGCCACAAGGAGGTTACCAATAAGTTCTTTGGCGCCTACGACCGTGAAAAGCACCAGTTCAAGGACTCGTATATCTACGAGGAGATAATGAAACACAATCTGAAGGATAAGTTCATACTCACCTCCCGTTATCTGAAACACTATGACAAGCGAGAACCGCTGTATGTAGGCTTCGACCCCGGCGACTTCTGTTCGCTCATCGTAGCGCAGAAGAAAGAATACGGACAGCGGATTGACATCATCAAGGAGTTTTGGGCTTACCTGCCCGACAGTCAGGACTCGCTGGCACAACAGATGTACCAGTTCTTTGGTGCCGATGCCGTGAACAAGGTGATACACCTATATCCCGACCGTGCTGGAAACAAGCGGCGCGAGGAACTGGAGCAGATTACCACCGACAGCCGTGCGCTGAAAGCGGCACTGGAGAGCTACGGCTTCACGGTGATACTCTACAACGAGGGTGCGCCGACCATCTACCACTGGCAGCAGTTCAAGCTCTGCCTTCTGCTGTTTTCGGAGCGTCTGCCGATACTTCCCAAGGTGCGCATCGACGAGAACGAATGCCCCAACCTTTGCAGCGCGATTTTAATATCGCCAATCATCAAAAAAGGCGGCATGATAGAGCTTGACAAGTCGAGCGAGAAGAAACAGGCACTAAAGAACCAGGCAGGACTGACAACACAGTTGCCGAGTGCCATGATTTACCTCCTTTATGGCCTTTACGGAGACCTTGCAAAGAAGGAATTAAGTACCTTCCCCGACGATTTGCCCGACAATGTGAGCTTGTAAAGTGGTTGAAAAGTAGCGGATAACAGGCGCAAACGGAAACAATAATTTCACGAAAAGCATGAATAATCGACCCTTTTTACATGGGTGAAAAAGTCAAAACGTTGGTTTTCAGCCGTTTGACCTCCAAACGACCGAAAAGCCGAAAAAACGAGAGGCGTTTTTTAGCACGCACCGCTGAGAATGTTAAATGAGGTGCAACCCCCTTTGAGGTCGGAAATATGACATGCCGCCACCCCCGTCGGCAGGCTGCGAGGGCGCATTTCGTCCTTTGCACCGCAAGAGAGAATATATATTTTTGCATCAATGGAAAAGCCATGCGAGATAGACGGCCCCATCGCCATGCACAATGCACGTGAGATAAGCAAGCTGCCCGACGGCAGCTTCACCATCGTGTTCTTCCCCTACTCAAGAAGCCGGGGCGAGGCAAGCGCACACCTGCGCGTGAAGGAACATTGCCGATGGCGCACACAGTTGCCCAAGGAGAAGTTTGAGGTGGATGGAGACAACCTGCTGCTCTTCACCGACGAGGACGGCGAGCCGCGCATGTGCTGGAGGATACTCATCAGGTTCATGGCTTTTCCTTGGGATGGATTCAAACTTCATAAGATAAACTGGTTATGACAGACAGAATAGAAGTCCACGGACGTGTGGGCAACTACATCAGCGATGCCGGCATCATCTCCTTCCAAATGGGCGAGGGTCGCGAGTTGTTCGACGACACCATGTTCTCCATGCCTTGGAAGAGTGCGCCCATGCTGCACGAACACCACTGGCTCTCGGTGCAAGGGTACAACGTTTGCATGCGAGGCAGGAACAACACGCTGTGCGATGAGATAACGCACGAGATAAAGCAGAACCGACTGCTGCCACGGCTCTACAGCAAGGAGATAAAGATGCTCTACGGCCACGGGCCGACCGTGTACATGCAGACCATATCGGGCGGCAAGCCGCAAAGGGAGTGGACAGACCTGCCCGATGTGTCGGACTGGCTGCACACATGGGATGAGCGCGGACTGCCCACGGTGGAGGAGTTCTGCAAGACGGAGATAAAGAACTACTATTATTTCGGTGACTTCTTTGCCAAGTGGCGTTTCTCCCGTGGCAAGCGCATAGGAGTGGGTATGCCAGTGGCAGGACTGGAGGCGATGGAAAACAAGAACTGCCTCCTTGCCACCACACGCAGGGATGTAGCGACGGCACTCGTTGACTACAGCGACTTCCGCTTTGTGGCAGTGGGCAAGTGGTTCTTCGGCACGGGCAGCTACAAGATATACCCGAAGTTTGCCATGAACGAGGCTTCCAAATACCTCTATGCCGCCATATCTCACCACAGGGAAAAGTCGGTGGACGAGTTCTACGGTGTGAACGAGACGCATCAGGGCGCACGGCCTTACATCCAAGGCAGCAACAAGACCGCCATCTATATCAACTCGTTCCTCAAGAACTCGCTCGCGGCAAAGATACACATCATCATTCCGAACGCATGGGTGGAATCGAAGCGCAACCAGATAATGAAGCTCTGCGAGGAAAACAAGAAACGGCTCGCCAACAAGCAGCCGATGATAAAATACAACGGCATAGAAATAGGCGACGAACTGAAAGAGTCGACGGTGATAGAGTATATCCGTCAGGAACTGCGGAAGTTCGGCAGCTACCTCTCCGGGGAAAACAACCAGGGCAAGGCGTACAGTACGTTCTCCTTCATGGACGGCAGCGGCCACGAGCAGCAGTGGAAGATAGAGAACATCGACATGAAGTACAAGGAGTATATCGAGGCGATGATAGCCTACGACAAACGCACAGAGGAAGCGTTGCTCTCCAGCGTAGGACTGGACGCAAGCATCTCTGCCGTGAGCAAGGACGGCGTTATCTCGAAGTCAGGCTCCGATGCCTACTACAACTATCTCATCTACATCATGTCGCTCACCTCTGAGGATGAGATTTGCTCGGAACCGCTCAACATGGCACTTCGCCTGAATTTTCCCGACTACTACAAGAAGGGCTACCGCATAGGCTTCTACCGTGAAGTTCCGCAACGGCAGGAGGACACAGCACCCAAGGACAGACTAAACCAGCAACAGTCATGAACGTACTCACAGACCTTTTCTCAGACCTCTCCACCTTCACCGAATACGCGCAGGGAGTGGAGACCAGCAACTCGCTCGACGACCTGCAGGCATCGGGCAGGACGGCAAAGAAGCGTGTGGAAGGCATCATCTCGCAGCCAGTCTACACAGCAATAGTCAACGGCGAGGACGACACGCTGAAAGACGCGCTACGCTCGGCTGTCGCCAACATGACGCTGTCGGTGCAACTGGTGTTTGATGCCGTCAACCGCCGGAAGGCTGGCACCGATGTGTACAAATACGAGATTGAGGCGATGCGCCGTGCCTACACGGAGAACTACTTCAACGCTATGGACACGCTCATCTGCGCGCTCACCGATGGCGACGACAAAAAGGAGAATAGTCCGGCGGCACTGTGGAAGCAGTCGCGGTACTGCAAGCTGCTTGCCACATGCCGCATAAGGACGGCGGACGACTTCGATGCCATCTACCCCATCGACCTCTCCTACTTGTTCTTCTTCCGCACCGTGCCGTTGCAGAAAGAGACGCTCGACGAAAGGCTTGCAGCCTACTATGACAAGACTGAGGACGCAAAGCTCGTGGCGATGCTCAACCTCGCGCTTGCCAAAAAAACAGTGGCGAAAGCCTTGCGCAGGTTTGACATCTTGGAGTTTCCACCCACCATCCGCAACCTCTTCGACGACAACAAGGCGAGCCGTTCCGGGAAGGACGAGCACGACAGCGCACTCGCCCTTGCCGACCTGCTCGACAGCGAGGCCGACCAACTGCTCGAAAACGTGGACATGCTGCTCGACACCAGCACCACCGACTTCACTTCCAACTCTGCCTACAACCGTCCTGAAGACATTATAATCATGGCTCCATGAAAAACAAGATAGAACTCATATACCACGGAGAGCAGTTTTCCGTGCCTAACAACTGGGACGACCTCACGCAGGAGCAGTACCTTCACCTGGTGCGCGACATGATGCTCATGTCCGAAGGCAAGCTCTCCCCGGGCGAGGTGCGCATAAGGCTTCTTTGCGACATCATGCACTGGGAAGTAGGCAAGATACGCAACGAGGATGCCATCGCCAACCTCGTGGCATTGTCGGAGAGGCTCACGTTTCTCTTCACCATTTCCTATCCCGACAACAACGCTGCCCTCGACGGACTTTCGAGAGAGGAGAAAGCGTTGTGCCGCCGTGTGGATCCGTACCAGTTGCCTAAGCCTTTGGCTGAAAAACTGAGCAAACTCGACTACCGCTACACCGTCGACCTTAGTTTCTTCAAGCAGCAGCTGCCAAGCGTGGTGATAGGCGGAAAAGTGTACCATGGTTATCGTGCCGACAAATCGTTCAACCAACTCACGTTGTCGCTCACCGCACTCCAGTATTTGGAGGCACGCGAACTTATCAATAATGCCAAGGCACTGCCTCTCATGGCGGCTATACTCTACTGCCCCGGAGAATACGACACGGAGACGGCGCACACGCTTGGAAGTGAGTTCGTGAAGCTGCCGAAAGAAACACTACAGGCAATATCGTGGAACTTTCAGGCAGTGAACAATTTCCTCTTTACGATGACCTCGTTCTCACTGCTGACAAAGTTCAAGGAGAAAAAGCCGTCGCTCATCACCACCGATGCCAGTGACGCGCTATACGACCTTTCGGCTGACGGGCTTGGCAACAACAGAGAGGTGGAGCGCATGAACGTGCTGACCTACCTGCGCATATTGCGCAAGAAAACCATCGACACGGTCAGGCAGATGCGCGGCATGAAGATGGACACACCCACCATCAGCATTGAGACGGGACTTCCTTTGGCAATAATCAATGACATAATATGATAGCAGAACTTTTCCTTTATTTCGCCCGTTTCCCCGACAAAAAGGGAATTAAGGCAATGGCGACGATGGGCAAGAGCAAGCTGCCGCAATATGCGCAGCTGCTGAAAGCCCTCGACGCGCTTCCGGCAAAGAGCCGTGTGCCGGAGATAGAGAACTATGTCTACGGCCAGACTTTCGAGGACATACAGCAGAGGCTTGACAAACTCAGCGGCTCTTTCCTTTTTGCCGACTACGGCGAGTTTGACATGCTCGGCGACGGCAGACGCTCGTTCCAAGTGACACAGCGCATTGCCGTAACCGTGGCGATGCGCCTTTCTGCCAACAGCGACCTCATGGAGCGTGTCATCGTCAACGACCAAACCATAGCCATGTTGACGAAAGTACACGCTTGGATGATTGCCGACTCGGAGAAAGGCGAACTTGAATGGCTCGACCGTGAGAACCTCGACAAGGCAGAAATAGTGCCTTTCGTCTCATCAGAACTGCGCTCCTACGGATGGACGCTCATGCTCGACGCTACCGCGCCCGACATGCTCGGAACCCACCTCTTGGCGAAGTCCTTTGAAAGAGAGGAATAATAAAGTAATTTTGCGTTATGAGAAATATACCGATTTCATGTGTTGTAGCACTGCCCGTGTCGCTGATTGCTGACATCAGCCAGTATTTCTACCAGGACTGGGAGTTTGCGAAGTGGATTGGCGTAGCGGTGCTGATAGACACGTTCCTCGGAGTGTGGAAGCACTTTAAGCACCGCGATGCAAGTTCAGAGTCGTTCTTTGGGAAGTTCGGCAAGAAGATTGTGGTCTACATCATCCTGCTGATATTGTCCAACATCGTGAGCAATTTCACCGTTCACGGTTCGCCGGTAGGCACCACGCAGTGGATAGGCACTTACATCTGCGTGTTCATGGTGGTGCGAGAGGCTTTCTCCATCGTGGAGAACATTCAGGCTATATATCCCATCTTTCCCGTCTCGTTCGTGAAGCGGCTGAAAGACTTCAACGACAAGGGTGAATACATATCTGAGAAAACCAACAAAAATACTGAAGAAAATGGTGATACTGCTTGACAATGGCCACGGCTCTGACACAGCCGGGAAGCGCAGTCCTGACGGACGGCTGCGAGAATACAAATACGCCCGTGAGATAACCGCTGCCGTCATGGAACGGCTTGTGAAGGAAGGCTTCGACGCAAGGCGAATCGTTACTGAAGATAACGATATCAGCCTTCAGGAGAGGGTGAAGCGTGTGAATGCCGTCTGCAATAAGTACGGCGCAAAGAACGTGCTGCTCGTCTCCGTACATTGCGACGCTGCCGGAGCGGATGGCAAATGGCACCAGGCACGGGGCTGGAGCGCATGGACTTCACGAGGACAGACACAAGGCGACGTGCTTGCCGACTGTCTCTACGCAGCCGCCAAGGTTTATCTCCAAGACTACATGCGCACGTTCCCGTCCGACACCAAGCAGCGTCCAATACGTGAGGACTACAGCGACGGCGATGCCGACTGGGAAGCTGGCTTCTACATCCTGCGAAAGAGCCTCTGTGCGGCTTGCCTCACTGAGAACCTTTTTCAGGACAGCATAAAGGATGTTGACTTCCTGCTTTCAAAGGAAGGCCGTGAGAGTATCGTCCGGCTGCATGTGGACGGAATAAAGCGGTACTTGGAAAAAGTAAAAAAGTAATGGGAAAATTAATGAATAAGATATTGCAGTGGGCTCGCAGTCACAAGGAATTATCCTTTATAATCATCATCGGCTTGGAAACTGCCGTCTTGCTTGTCATCCATGCCTTGCTGTTCACCTACGATGGCGAGAACCATCGGCTGAAAAAGAACCAGGCGCAACTCTCAGCCCCGGTGGGTGTGGAAATCCGCACTACTGCCGACGGCAAGAGCATGGCGGAAACTCAAGCTCTGAACATGAAGGTCTCAGAACTGGAGGCGAGCCGTGACACGCTGCTCAACACCGTGAAAAGCCTTGGAGTGAAAAACCGTCGGCTGCTTGCCTTGGCACAGGCGGCAACGGCGAGCGAGGCGAGGATAAAGGCTACCATGAAAGACAGCATCGTCTACTTGCCCGGAAAGACCGACACGCTGCCCGGAAGAGTGGACACGCTGCGCTGCCTACAGTGGCACGACCCTTGGCTTTCCGTCGACGGCTGCATCCGTGACGGCACTTTCGAGGGAAGTGTGGCGAGCCTCGACACCATTGACATCGTGGCGCACCGTGTGCCGAAAAGGTTTCTCTTCTTCCGTTTCGGCTGCAAGGCTGTAAGGCTCGACGTGGTGAGCCACAATCCGCACTCAAGGCTCACAGGCGCACGATATATAAGGTTGCAGAAGTAGATTAATCATATAGGTTTAAATGTAGATTGTTTCATTAGTTAGGTTTTTAGTTTTTAGGTTTAAGATTGTTATTCAGGAAATCTTCAATTCTTTTAATTCGCAGGGTCGTCGCAGTGATGCGACGGCCTTTTTTCATGCCCTTTCGTAATCAAATTTTAGCTGTAGCTAAACATAGCTAAACGGCTGATAATAAGGCAAGTAGTACTTGCGTGTTCCTGATTATAGCGTTACCTTAGCAGTACAAAAGAAAACATAGTAACAACTTTAAAATCAGACAGATATGAACGAGCAGATTCAGCAAATCATCAACGGGAACGGCACAAAGACCAGTAAGATTCAGAAACTTCTTGCCCTGGGCCTTACACGCACGGAAGTGGCACGGCTGGTAGCCAACGGCAACTACGGCTTCGTGCAGAACGTGTACGCAAAGATGGTGCGCCAGCACCTCTTGGAAGCAGCACGGCAAGGTCAGACCATCCTTCCGCAAATCGACTACACCTTCCGTCGCAACTTCGGCATCGAGATAGAGGCAAACGGCTGCGAGAAGGAAGTGCTGGCAAGGGAGCTTCGCGCGGCAGGCATAAGCGTCGCCATCGAGGGCTACAACCACACCGACTACCACGACCACTGGAAAATCGTGCGCGACAGCAGTCTTTCGGGTTCGCTGACCTTCGAGCTTGTAAGCCCCATCCTCTGCGGCGAGGACGGACTGAAGGAGCTGGAGAAGGTGTGCTGGGTGCTTGACCTCTGCGGAGCAACGGTCAACGACAGTTGCGGACTTCACATCCACATGGACGCTGCCGACTTCGACATGCAGACTTGGCGCAACCTCGCCATCAGTTACAAGAGGCTGGAGGGTGTCATCGACGGCTTCATGCCGCAGTCAAGGCGCAACAACTACTATTGCAAACCGCTGACAGGCATCAGCGAGGAAGCCATCAACAACGCGCTGACCATCACGCAGCTTCGCCACGTATTCGGCGACAACCGCTACCACAAGGTCAACCTCGAAGCCTACGCCCGTCACCGCACGGTGGAGTTCCGCCAGCATGGAGGCACGGTGAACTTCACAAAGATGTCGGCTTGGATACACTTCTTGGCGAAATTGATTACCTTTGCACACGAGGGAGCGGTGGCGAAGCGCACCACGCTCGATGCCATCCCCTTCCTCACGGATACGGAGAAACTGTATCTGAAACTTCGCACAAAGAAACTTTCAGCATGAAGACCATCTACACTTTGAGGGACGGCGGCACCATTGCCGCCACCTCGCCACAAGACTTCGTAAGCCAACTGCACCACGGCAGTTGGTTTGACGCTCACGGTACCGACCGGGAATACATGCAGCGTTTTGCCCGACGGCTGCAAGAACTTGACGGCATCACCATCAGAACCGACACCCCCGACAACTTCCTTGCCGACCTCGTAGAGAGTGGCTTTGTAAGCCGACAAGAGTAACGCACAAAAAAATATTTGCGCGATGCAAAAATAATTGCAGAAATATTTGGAGGATATTGAAAAAAGCCCTATCTTTGCATCAGAAATTTAAGCACCGCCTTGATTTCATTCAAGGACATGGCCGTCTTCGGGCGGCTTTTTTTAATTTAGAATATGGCTCAACGCGTAACCTTTTATTTTGACGGTTTCAACTTTTACTATGGTTTACGGCGCACCAAGCTCCTCCAACCACAGTGGCATCATTATTATTGGATTGATATGGTAAAACTCTGTGAGAGTTTCTTGAGTGAGGGGCAGATATTGGAGAAAGTTATTTATTTCACTGCTTCGCCTCTTAACCCTATCAAGAGCAGCCGTCAGAGTGCATTCCTTAACGCTAACAAACTTATCAATGGCGACAGGTTCGAAATCGTCCGTGGTAAATACTTGGAGAAGCAAATAACATGTCCTTACTGTAAAGGTTCAATATCTCGCCCGGAAGAGAAAAAGACAGATGTGAATATTTCTGTCAGGATGATGGGAGACTGCGTTCTCAATGCGACCGACACTATAGTTCTTGTAAGCGCAGACAGCGACCTTATCCCTCCTATCGAGTTTATCCACAAATATTATCCTGACAAGAAAGTAAAGGTATATTTCCCACCTTCCAACTACAGCAAGGATATAAAGGCCATGCTCCTTAAATACAAAGGCAAGCCAGTATTGATGGAGAGAAATGAGAAACGATTCAAGAATGCCATCATGCCTGACACCGTGACTGACGGCACAAGAAGCTACACAATTCCAACTCACTGGAAATATTAAGGAGATAGCCTCCGGCACGTGATGCGTCGGAGGCTTTTTTCGCATTATTTCCACAGTTTCCTTTGCCGTTTCGGGAATAATGCATAACTTTGCCATTGTCATTAATTACCAGTTAATGCAACGCCCAAAACAGTGAATGGGCAGGGAGCCGCCTTTGCCGGGTGGCTCTTTTTTGTGCCTTATATCGCCTATTTCCTTGCATTCACACCGTGCAAACGTTAAATCTTCACAACGCGCGAAAATTTCTGCATTTTCCCTTTGCACTTTCCCGATTTTTCCCTAATTTTGCTCTCGGTTAAAAGACGATGGTAGTCCATCCCGGTGAGCAGCGGTTATTTGCTCATGCCTCCCTTGTGGTGGCGCGGGCTTTTTTATTGCCCATGCGTGAGCCATTGGCTCAATGCGACATATTTGGCGGTTGTCATTCCGTAAGATTTGATAAGCCCATCGGGTGAAATCATCGTCTTTTAACCAGCGGGATGTGCAGCCGCCTTTTTCTGTGCTACGGCCCGGCGACATTCCGGGAATGGTTAAAAGACGATGTAACATGCACCAGCAGACATTGAATCTCACGGCCGAAGTCCGTCCGGCGGTGAGCCTCGCAGAGAGGATGAGAGGGATGGGCAGAGTTGCCAACCAGTGGCTCGACACCAAGAGCGAGTTCTACAGCCGGATAGCGAGCTTCACGGTCACGCGCCGTGTCGCCATCCGTGTCAACCTCGTCACGGCGGCAATGATAGTCACCGCCATCGCCGTAGAGACGCAGCCGGTGGCCGCGCTCGCTGCCGCACTTAGCGTGGCATGGATTATGTACCGTGCGCAGATTGGAAAGAAAGGAGGCAAACGATGAACACTGAGAAGTTTATTGATTCTATTGACACACAGATTAGAGAGGCTGGATACAGCGAGTTCCTGGTAGTCATAAAGGACGAGCCTTCTGTACTGGATGAAGGCAGAACTCATGTCCGCGGTCATCAAAGTCCAAATAGCTTCGAGGCTTTTCTTGTCCGTATTGGAGAGCAAGACCTTCTTCGTAAGGCTATCAATAGGGCGCAGAAAAAACTCTACAAACAGCTTCATGATAAGAAGTATGGGAAAGGAGGTGAGAAATGAACGACAAATTGTTCAGCCTTGTCCTCAATCCTGCGGACAAGAAACGCTTCTTCATCCGTGTTCGCCTTTGGTCGGCCAAAGGCAAGGCAATAGACAAGCTGAAAGCGACCATCGTCCAGCTTGACGGTTATGTCTATCAGAACGACACAACCCTTGACGACCTCTACGAATGGTGCAAGCAACAGGTGGAGGAAGCTGAGATGCAGCGCAAGAGCAAATACGGCCTTGCTATGGACCAGCAGGTGAACGTGGATTACTATGGCCGCAAGTGCCAAACCCTACGGATATACACAACGAAGATGACAGGCAACATGTACGATGATGTCATCACCGTCTATGCTATTCCAATAGAGGGAACTATCTGCCTTGGTAGTTTTCCAAGCAATGTGGTTGCAAATCCTCCGTTCGATACGAAAGGAGGTGAGCTATGAACACGACAGTCCTCAATCTCAACGAGAAGGCATCCGAGGTGGTCAACCACCTTATGGATCCCGGAGTGCTTGCCAACCGCACCGACACCCTTGAGGAACTCCTCGACCTTCTCTTCGACGAGTGCAACGCGCCCGATATCGACGACAGCGAGACGCTGCGCCTTGCCCGTGAGCTGCGCTGGCTCATCCGCGACCTTACGACAATCAAGAACTCTTTAATACCTTAA